TATGATGAACATTATAGTAAGAACAAGTTTCAGGCTACAGAGTTTGTTATAGATAGTGGCCACGGTGAAGGTTTTTGTATCGGCAACATTATGAAGTATGTACAACGATATGGAAAAAAGAATGGCAAGGACAGAAGGGACTTGCTAAAAGTTATTCACTATGGTATTATTGCTTTATACATTAACGATATAGAGAATGGTGAAAATAATGAATCTTAGTAATGAAACGGTTTCTGTGTTGAAGAATTTTTCAACAATTAATCAAAACCTTATGATAAAAAGTGGTAATAGTATTTCTACTATTTCTGCTCAAAAGAATATAGTTGCACATGCCACGGTAAAGGAAACTTTTCCACAGGACTTTGCTATCTATGATTTGAATGAATTTCTAGCTGCGTTATCTCTTTTTGGAAAACCAGATTTAGAATTTCGTGATGATTTTGTTGTAATAACAGAGAATGGTTCAGCAAGTAAATCTCTTAAATATTGGTATTCTGATCCATCAGTTGTAACAACAACATCTAAAGAAATTACAATGCCAGAGTGTGAAATTACGTTTTCTTTGAATAATAATATCTTATCGGATGTTCAAAAGGCAGCTGCTGTTATTGGTGTTCCAGATATGGTATTGCAAGCAATGACTGCTGGTAAAGCAGTTTTAAAGGTAACTGATAAGAAGAACTCGACTGCAAATGATTATGCAGTTGGTATTGATGTTAATAATGAAGATGGAAAAGATTTGTCGTATAAATTCTGGTTTAAAGTTGAAAATCTGAAACTTTTATCTGGTACATATAATGTGGCAGTTTCGTCTAAAAATATTAGTCATTTTGTTAATTCAAATGTTGATATTCATTATTGGATTGCTTTGGAGCCAGAATCCAAATATGATGCTTAGGAGGATTTATGGCAGACACATTTTTGTGGGTAGAACAATATCGCCCCAATGATATAGAATCATGCGTTCTTCCTGTAGCTTTAAAAAGTACATTAACTGATTTTGTTAATAAAGGTGATATACCTAATTTAATTCTATCAGGTACATCTGGTGTAGGAAAAACTACAGCGGCAAAGGCTATGTTAGATGAGTTAGGTTCAACTCATATAATGATTAATGGTTCTGAAGAATCAGGAATTGATGTTCTACGAACCAAGATTAAAAACTTTGCATCTACCGTTTCTCTTCATGGTGGTCGCAAATACATCATTCTTGATGAAGCAGACTATTTGAATCCACAGTCAACTCAACCAGCCCTTCGTGGGTTCATGGAAGAGTTTCATAAGAACTGTGGATTTGTTTTTACTTGCAATTATAAGAATCGTTTAATTCCACCACTACACTCTCGTTGTAGTGTTATAGATTTTGCTATTCCCAATTCAGAAAAACCAACACTTGCTAGTGAGTTTATGCACAGAACTTGTGCTATTCTTGAGTCAGAAAATATTAAGTATGATAAGAGAGTTGTTGCTGAAGTTATTAATAAATACTTTCCAGACTGGCGTAGAGTGTTAAATGAACTTCAAAGGTATTCTGTGTCAGGTGCAATTGATGCAGGGATACTTGTAGATATTGCAGAAGTAAATATCAAAGAGTTAATGCACTCTATGAAGAATAAGGAGTTTACTAATGTTCGCAAGTGGGTTGTCGATAATTTGGACAACGATCCAGTTCGGCTGTTTCGTCGTATCTATGACAATCTTTATGACTATGTGGATAGTAATAGTATTCCCCATGTGGTTGTTGTTCTCGGCGAGTATCAATATAAAGCAGCGTTTGTTGCAGATCAAGAAATTAATTTAATGGCTTGTCTTACAGAAATAATGGCTCGCGCAAAATTTAAATGATTGATGTATTTGATAATGTATTAGAAGAACATAATGCTTTATTGATTGATGATGAAGTTAAAAAGATAAGTTGGAAATACGATTATTCATCTGAACCCAGTAAACCAAATAAACACTGGCATGTTCTTTGCGGTCATAATGAAGAAGAGTGCGGCACATCAGGATATATTTGGGCCAATGATATATTTAATGCGTTCGTAAATAAATTTGATTTAAACTCAAAATATAATGTTGAGGACTATGAAAGAATTTATTGCAATGCTCATACGCATGGAATAGAACCTCATCTTCATATAGATGATGGTGATTTCACAATGATATACTACCCCCGAATCGATTGGAAAAAAGAATGGGGTGGTGGAACTTTGGTTGATGATACTCTTGTTTCTTATGTAGGTAATAGATTGGTTGTGTTTACCGCTAGTCTTCCTCATATGGCTATGCCTGTATCTAGGGAATGTTATGAACTAAGAACTAATGTGGTTTTCAAATGTTTTAAACAGGAGAATAAAAGTGACTGAATTTGATGTAAAAAATGTAACCCATATAACAAAAACTGATAACAAGTTACTCCGTATCGAGAGTATGCCACAAATAAAGTTGGGATTTGCTCAAATGGGGTTAGATGATGTAAATCATATCAACAAATATATTGATGATAATGCAGATAGATTGTTAGATTTATCATCGTCATTAGTTGGTCAAATAAAACAGAATGAAAAATCAAAACAATTAGAATTTGATTTAAACGATCCAGTTCCTAAAAAGTTAGGTGATTTTTTTATCATGTGTGCAAAAGAATATGCAGCTGCACATCCATTATCTGACGGAGTGCTTGAAAACATTGGGCCAAAAGAAGATTATCAAATTAGAAAAATGTGGTCTGTGCATAGTTATTCTGGAGATTATAATCCTATGCACGAACATGGAACAGCAAGTGGTAGGGGCGTATCCATGATTGTATTTCTTAAAGTGCCCCCACAAATAACTGAATTGGAAGAAAAGTTTCTAAATCCTGATGATAGCAATCATGGGAATTTGCAACATGGAAATTCAGGCGCCACTGATGGCGTTACTCAATTTATTTGGGATATGAATAGTATGTACGATGCTCCTAGATTTAAACATCCTACATATGCACATGTATATCCACAACTAGGAAAGGTTTGCGTATTTCCTATTTGGCTGCACCATCAAGTATCTCCATTTTTTGGAGAAGGGGAAAGACGAACGATGTCTTGTAATATTGATATAATTAATCATGTATGAATTAAAAGATTATCTTAATGTTATAAACTATACAAAAGAACCTCTTTTAGACACTGAGGATGAACAATGGGAAAAGAAATATCATCCTTTTATTGTAAATAAATGTGTTGCTCCATTTCCCGATACCATTATGTTGGTGAATGAAATTAATCAACTACCCCATCTAGACAAGAAACTTCAGCTTGATTTTCTGATAAATAGTTTAAGACCAAGGAAAAGATACACACCTTGGCTGAAGGCGAAGAAATTAAAGAATCTAGAGTATGTTAAAGAGTATTATGGATACAATAACGAAAAGGCAAAAGTCGCTCTTGATATACTAAATGATGAACAAATTTCTGCCATAAAAAGAAAATTAAATAAAGGTGGAAGAGATGGACGAAATTAGTTGGAAACAGGAGCATATGTTAGAAGTTGGGCTAAGAGAGCCTGATGATTTTTTAAAGGTACGAGAAACTCTATCTCGTATTGGTGTAGCTTCCCGAAAAGAAAGAAAACTGTATCAATCCTGTCATATATTGCATAAACAGGGTCGGTATTACATTGTGCATTTCAAAGAGTTGTTTGCTCTTGATGGAAAGAAAACCAATCTATCTCAAAATGATATTGCAAGACGAAATACTATTACGAATTTGTTGAAGGATTGGGATTTGATTACTATTATTGGAGAAGTGGAAGAAGTTGCTCCCCTAAGTCAAATCAAGGTACTTTCGTTTAGTGAAAAAAATGAGTGGACTTTAGAAACCAAATATAACATAGGCAAGAAAAAAGAAACCTAATGGAAAAGTTTAAATCCTTTATTACAGAAGCTAAAGAGGAAAAATATAGTATTCTGGTAATTTCTTCTGAAACATCGTCAGGCAAGAAACCTCTTCATCATACTGCTAGACGTTTTGTTGATGAAGCAAAACCTGCTGGACACAATATTTATATTGTTCAAGTTGAAGGTGCCATTATTACATATGATGATAATGGCTACAAAATTTTTAATGCCGATGATAAAGATGGATTTGAAATCACCAATGACACTGTGGCAATTGTACGAGGCACTGTTCGACTAAAAAAGAGTTATATGGATTTGCTTAGTCAATTAGAGAAAATTGGTGTTTGCATGGTAAACAATCGAGAAACGGTTGAGATATCATCAGACAAATACAGGACATATCTTAAACTACAGGATTATGGATTGACACAACCCAAAACAGTCCTTATTCCTAATGAGGATACTTGGAAACAAGCACTTGAATCATTGGACAGTAAGTTTCCTATTATAATGAAAACTCTTGAGGGTGCAAAAGGTGTAGGTGTTCTTTTTATTGAGTCGGAACGGCAGATAGAATCTTTAGTTCAATTACTTTATAGCCAAAACGAAAATGTAGATTTGTTAATTCAAGAATATATTAAAACTGATGGTGATATACGAGTTATTGTCTTGGGTGGTAAAATTATTGCCTCTATGAAACGAGAGGTAATAAAAGGAGATTTTAGGTCGAATGTTTCTCAAGGAGCAAAAGTTAAAGAATATTCTCTAACAGAATTAGAAGTAGAACAGTGTTTGTTAGCTGCAAAAGCAATTGATGGTTCTTGGACAGCTGTTGATTTTATTCCTTCAAAGAATCCAAAGAAAAAACCGCCATATATTTTAGAAGTAAATCATTCGCCAGGTACAGAAGGTATAGAAGAAGCTACTGATAAAAATATAGTTAAAGAGGTTATTGATTTTTATTCTAATCCAGACAATAGATATGCTGTTCCAACTCAATGCGGTTATGAAGAAGTGGTTAATATTGAACCGTTTGGTGAAATGATTGCTAAATTTGACACAGGCAATCCTGTATTGTCAGTTCTTCATGCTGAAGATATTAAAATAAAAGGA